GCAACCTCAACAGATTCAAGATCTTGAGCGATATACTCCATAAGCATTTCGTAATCGTCAAGAGGGTCACCAGAAAATACGACGCCTTCGTTTTCGTAGAAGCGACGAACCTTTTTATAAAGTTTCGGACTCTTTACATCAAGGTAGATTTCCCCGTTAGCAGCAAGACGAAGAGTGCTAACATCTTTCTTGAATTTTTGGATCAGAGACATTGTTTTGTTTGTTGACCTAGTTATTATAAGGTTTTTAGACTTGTATGTCAAGTGTGCCAGTAAAGTAACTGGCTAGTCCGGATACTTGGATTTGAACCAAGATTTTTCCTGCTCCCAAAGCAGGTGCCATGACCAAGTTAGGCGATATCCGGTTGGTTACCTACTAATTATACTACTTCTTGTGTCCCTTGTCAAACGGTGCCCAGTGCTGCCATTCGTATTTATGAATTGCCCATATACCCATAATAGGCAGCACAATCAAAATATATCCAAGAAATCCAAGAGTATAGGGGTTTTCAAGAACCCATCGTGCAAAATGTCCCATCATATACCTCTCCAATTTTTATATTCATAGTGGAAATATTGATCAACAGTATTGTCTAATGGTGGATGAACATCCCATTGTGACCATTCTCTACAAAACTGTTTGACATAATGATCATTTAAAACACTTCTACCATATGACCTTACAAAGCAAGTCATTGCGAAAGAATATCGTTGTTTAATGGGGGTAGGCATTGTTCAAACCCCAATAAATGAATAATCCAATGGAACCAAAAAGTAAAAATGAAGATATAAAAAGATTAGTCATCATCTTCGTCCTCGTAAGTAGATGGTTCTTCAAATAGTTCGTCCATTTTTAATTTTTGTATAAGATCATAAAGTTGTTTATAATCTTCTTCTAACATAGTTAATTTAAAGTAATTTTAAGAAATGGAAGTAGGGGTGGAATTACCCCTACAAGTCTTAGAAGTCCCTCAGCAAATAAAGCAAGAACCACCCAACCGACGCACATACTAATGATAGAAGCATTACGGTTGTGTCTTCGTATAGCAGCATCAATCATCTCCTGCACTTCTGTGTGAGTTACATAATCATCGTCAAAAGGTTCCATCATTTCTCATCTCCAAGAAACTTTGCCAGAGGGTCTCTTCTGGTTTTGACTATTTCAACCGCTCTCTTATAGAACATATTGTCGGTGTTCCCAGAGGCTTCAAAAGTCTCCTTGATCTTCACCCAGTTCTCGTAGGTGTGCTGATCCATAGGGTTTCAGGTTGAATACTACTAGTTATGCTAGTAAGTATTTTGAACCTGTCAAGTTTGTGTTGATACAAAAATATAGATTAAGACAACCTAAAATTTTGTGATATTTGTAACGGAAGCGACTGGATTCGAACCAGTGGAGGTCTTACCCTCATTTGTTTTCAAGACAAACGCAATAAACCGGACTCTGCCACGCTTCCAATAAAAGTCCTCAACGGACTTCAAAATCTAAACGTCTTACTTTACGTTGTCTTCTTGCCTCTTGAAAGGCAAGATCTTCATTAGTGAGGACACCAGATTTTGATTTGTGTCCATAAGAGTTTAGCATAATAACAGAAGATAAGTCAACTGCTGAAATCTTATCACCACGAATGGATGCCATATTTGGACAACCACATGATACTGTTTTAGTAGGATGCCCTTCTAGTTCCTTACCACAGGAACGACATCTGATTCTTAAATTTTCCATTTGTATAATCAGTTATACTTCTTCAATTTTTGAATATTTATAATGGGCGATACTGGATTCGAACCAGTGACTTCACACTTGTAAGGAGCGCACTCTACCGCTGAGTTAATCGCCCGAAAAAGTCAAGATTGACTCATTAGATATTCTACTGTATTTGCCACATCATTCATAGCGTCACGGAGATTTTCTCTTTGACCTGATTCTTGTTTAATGATTGGGCGAGAATCCTCAACAAGAGTCCAACGCCACTGATTCATTTCTTTACAATACCAAAGATTAATCTTCATTTTTAAAATGTTCTAGTTCAACCCAAAGAAGAAGTGTTTGAAATGCAGTGATGGAAGATTCAGTGCAGTTATCTTCTTTGAGTTTCTGAATGTAATATTCAAGTGCTTCAATGACCATTTGACGGTCTGTTTGGGAAAGAAGAGACATAAACCTCCTAACTCGTTAATTATAATACACTAAAAAGGGGGTTTTGTCAACCCCCTCTATGTATCAGAACACTAGTGTCAGTGCTCCGTACCCAACCAACGCAGCAATCAGCATACCAAGAACTTTATAGTAAGTTTTGATAGGAGTGCCAAAGTATTGCTGACCAATCAGCAGACACTTGTGCATTGGTGAGATGATGTATCCAGAATACTCTACACAGAGGAACCATGTCAAGTATCCAGGACCGAATGCCTTGGCAAGCAGCGAGACGATGCCAGCATACTTACCAGAGGAACCCATGGCGAACGATGCCAGGAACCCCACCACAGAGACCGTATAGAGGGCAGCAGTGCCCTGCTCAGCAGTCAGTTTCAGATATTCCATCACTGGTTCTTTAATCTCACCCATCACAGCAGCAAGAGTAAGAACCAGTGCTGCTAGACCAGCGAACTTCCAGTTGATATAACGACCCCACTTCCAATCATTACAGATGAATGAATAGTAAGCAGCAAGACCACCAAACCACACAGAGAACAGGTAAGGCATATCAGGATCGCCATAGCAAACCAGGAACCACATCGTAGCAATGATAGGTGCCCAACCTTTTAGAAGACGATTCCAACTAAAAGTACGGGTCTCTTGGATAATCTCTACATCAGTTTCCTTAACATAAGCAAAAATAAAAGATCCAGCAAACGCAAGTGTAATGATGAGAGGAACCAAAGTATATCCTAGAAATTGTGTGTAGGATAGACCCAATGCTGCCATCGGAAGAACCACAGTCTTTTCAAGTGGTGACCACCAGTAATAGTGATGAGTAGAAAGATAATCTACAATACCAAACTTAGAACGAGATTGTGATTTGTCTGAAGCGATGGAGTCTAGAAGGGGTGCCGACATAACGACACGCCCTTCAATGGGTAGAACACCACCAGCAAGAGCAGTAGCAGCAACCACAAGTCTGTTTGACTTGAAAATTTTACGAAGTGCTACGAATACTTCGTTAAGCACTCCATATTGTTTTACGAGACCACCGACAATCATAATGCCGATGATGTATGGGAGAAAGAGAAGTTTCTCCCAGATACCCATTAGTAAATCCATAATCTATCAGAAACGGAAGGTCGTCTGAATCACACCACCATAATTGTCCGAAGCATTCTTCAGACCTTGGTTGTTGGAAACATAGAAGACCGCAGGAGTCACACTGATGTTATCGCTAACTTTGTAACGATAGAAAGCTTCCCACATAATTGCCTTTTGGTCGGCAGCAAGAGTAGAAGAGTTACCAGGAGCACCGATGGCAAAACCAGCGGCATTACCCTTAGCAAATACATCTGCCCATTGAAGACCAGCAAACCAAGTCTGGGAGTTGGTTGCAGCATTAGGAGTTGCAGGACCACTCACAGTGTTCCAACCATAAGCACCAGAGATCGAAGGAACGATACCTGACTTCTTGGGTTGCCAATAAGCATTCAGAGCATAACCATTAGAGGTTTGGTTAGCAGCAAGAGTACCACCATTACCGTTAACACCATTAAAGGTACGGACACGAGTTCCCTGAGTGCCGTAACGATAACCGAATGCAGCACCCCACTGAGGAGCACGATAACCGATTTGTGCCAGAGTATTCAGAGCACCTTGCTCATTAAACACACCAGTGGAAGAGTTATCTCCATTCTGAGCAACATAGTTCAGACCAGCAACGATGCCACCTTTCTTTCCAGGTTGAGCATACTGAATACCAAAACCAGATCCAGTTGCCTTGTTGTAGACACCAGGAGCACCAGCAACTTGGAAGAAGTCCAGAATGTCAGACTTATATGCACTTGGAGTCCATGCAATCTCAGTGTTACGAACCAGAGCACCAGCAGTCAGAGTCACACCCTTAGCAAGTGCGGGGAAACTGTAGTACAAGCGGTCAAGATTAACTTGGTTTGCATAGGTTTCTGCCTTGTCCAGTTTGAACAGTGAGGAAGAAGAACCGAAAGGTTGACTAGAGAAGTTACCAGCACGCAGACGGGTCTTGAGCAGATCCTTACCAGTGAAGGAAGTATCAAAGTTCAGACGAAGATCATAGTTGAATGCTGTGTTACCAACGTTAGTTCCGTTAGCAAGTTGAGCACCACTTACACCACCAAGAACGAAGGTTGCTTCACCCCGCAGTTTGGTAGTAGTAGAGAACTGAGTCGCTTGAAGTTGACCAACCTGAGTTTCCAGTTTGGCAACACGTCCACGAATGAC